GCTTGCTGGTACGTGGTCGCGGGCGCCAGAGCACTCTATTGATCTTTCAGTCCCTGAGAGCGGCGAGCTGGACGTGGAGCCAGAGCTTTATTTGCCTTACGAGCCAAACCCGCAATATGAGCCAGAGCCCGAATGGGATGAGTGGACCCAGGATTTAATCCCTGGGGAGATCGTTGACGCCCGCCAGGAAACAATCCCCTGGATTGTTCTGGACTTGACGCCGGAACAGCAGGCAGAGCGGTTAGAGAATGCCGCGGCGGGTGCCAGGGAACAGCGTGATTTCCTGTTACTGAAAAGCGATCACATATTTTGCACTGATGTAGAGGTGAAGGATCGGGATGCCTGGATGGATTACCGCCAAGCATTGCGTGATCTGCCAAACCAGCCGAATTTCCCCAAAGAATTTGATTGGCCTGTGCCACCAGGGGAACACAAACAAACAGATTTATTTGAAGCGGAGAGCTAACAATGGGTGTTGAAAATGCAAGTTACATTGAAGAGCTGAACCCCGACCAGCCACAGGGAAATGAGTCAATCTCAGAAGGGGACAACCATATCAGGGTCATTAAAAATGCCTTGAAGAAAAGTTTTCCAAAGGTAAATGGTGAGGTTGATTGGACGCCCCAGGATTTTGCGCGGGTTAAAGATTACGTTGATAACCCTCCTGAGATTCCCGACATCCCCGACGATCTAACGAGCCCCCAGGCGGCAAGCTGTAAGTGGAATGGCACGGCGTTGATGTACAGCAACAACGTTGCAATGGTCACGATGGCTGGCGATCAACTCAATAATTCGGCTGGCGTCAGGATCACATATCAGAATCTGATCCCAGAGTTTGATTATCACTATGCGGTTGCGATTCAGCCGTTTGCGACCAACAACCGGCACGTTGTTGCCACGGTTTCAAACATGCAAGCCAATTTTATTGAGTTCACGGTGATTGAGTTTGATGGCACCAATTGGATTCAGCCTGCCGGCGGAGCCATTAGCAACGGCTTTAGTTTTATCCTGGTTGACACTCAATAGATTGCGGAGGATCTGATGAAGCTTTTAGCTATTGCTGTATTAGTGTTCTTAACGGGGTGCTCAACTCAGTTAGGCAACGACCGCGCCGCCCAACATGGCGCCGATCAGGTGCGAATGGTGGCGGTACAGCATGAGGCGATCAAAGATCAAAAGGTCGCAGAGGCTACTGCAAAGGCTGAGCTTTACAAAGCCCTGGCGGCGGTCGCCCAGGCAGATCCATCAAGCTCCGGTATGGTGGCAATGGCTTTGGCGTTTCAGGGCATGACTGACGAAGGGACGGGACAAACCCCGATCTTGGCATTGCATCGCCAGGAGAACAGCGCCCTGGAGTGGACCAAAGCCCTGGCGCCTTCAATTGGTGGGGTTCTAACGGGCGTGGGCATCGCGGCGATAAACGCGGAGACACAGCGCAACGCATCCGATAACAACAGAGACATACTTTTGGGGGATCAAATTGCAGACAGGGGCATTGTTGAAGCGGTTGCGGGGTTGGGTAGCGTTGCGGCGTCTCAAACTGGAATTGAAGTGGGTGGTGATTACTACGATGTTCAAGATCAGGGTTCTATTGATAACAGCGTCGTTACGAATACTAGCCAAGACACTACAAATACAACTGAAACAACGTTTACGTCAACGTATTCAATGGATACAACAATTGATTACCAGGGAGCAAACATGACGCTAAGCGAGCTGGTTTCAGAGCTGAAAGCGGCTGGCGCGAATTACTCAATCGACCTGAATAATGATGGTGTTCCTGATGTTTCCGGTGGCGACGGAACCGTTAGCATCACAGAATTAACGTGCCGACCAACATTTGGCGGAACGACTTGCCAATAGGAGTTATCTAAATGGCGATCACTAAAAATTACGCGCTCGTTAAACCGACCGTTGGCGGTTCGGAGAACGAGTGGGGCGGAAACCTGAATGATGACCTGGATAAGATCGATGCGTTATTAGGCGGTGACTCCCCCGTTAACGGTATCAAAATCGATTCAGGTGAGATCAAAGGCGAGGCTATTAGCGGTCAGATTGGCGGCGTCAATGATGACGTTGAGATTCATCCTGATGTAGAAATATCGGGCAAAGTGAAAGCCCTGGTTGGGATGGATAACCCTGACGGCTCAATCACAAATGTCGATGTTTATTGCAGACAGCTTGAGATTGATGGAAAGGTTACCGAAGGCCAGGCGCCATTTGTAACCGGCACAACAGCCACGTTGTCGGTAGATTCCGGATCGATTCATTCGGTGCTGATTAATCAGAGCACAACGTACACGTACAACATGAACATGCCCCAGGCAGGCCAGGGCATTACGTTGATGATTAATAAGCAAACGACTGATGCCACCAATATTGTTTGGAAGTGGAACAACGCCAGCAATGCGGTCAAGTGGATTGGCGGTGGCCAGCCAGATTTAAATATCGGCATCAATGTTATTCAGTTTTGGACCGCAAACGCGGGCAATGGCACTGAGCTGTTTGGTGCTTACTCTGGGGTTGCGTCTTGATCCGATCGAAGCTTTTAACAGTCACCGGCGAATCTGGCGGTGGCGATCCCTACATTGGTGAGAGGCAATTTCTCCAATCGGGGCTATTTACCTGGAAGGTGCCACTTCAGGTGACGCGCATTCATGTTTGCGCTGTGGGCGCCGGCGGTTATAACGATTTTGACGCAAACTCATCCTATGACGGCGGCGGAGGGGGCGGTCTGGTATGGGCCAATGATATTGCTGTAGTCCCTGGGGAAGAGCTATTGATCAAGGTTGGCCATATTTCAAATGACACTAGCGGCGACAAAAGCGATTCGATAATTGGCATTGCCAAGTCAAACACTAATGATTTTGACAAAAAGTTTGTCACGGCTTATGGCGGCGATGCTGACGGGTATGGAAGTTATGATTTGCATGGCAACCCAGGCGGTGGCGGCAGAGGCGGCACAGGGAATAGGGCCAGGGTGCTTGATTGGCCCACCGGCGTTGAAGTCTGGGGCGGTTCCGGCGGAGGTGCTGGTGGATACGGTGGCAATGGCGGTAGCGGTTCAGGCACTGATTCGGGCGCCGGCATGACCAATGCCGGATCAGGTGGCGCGGGCGCGGGCGGTACGCGGTACTGGCGGGCGAGTGGCGCTTCAACGGCTTTTCAGCAGGGTAGCGGCGGCGGCGGTGTTGGCGTCAAGGGCGCTGGCTCTACTGGTCCGGCGGTGCCATTCCAGGGGTCAGGCGAAAACCCTTTGAGGGGTAATCCTGGCTCTAACGGCACCCTGGAGAGATATGGCGCCGGCGGTGCTGGCCTTTATCGTAAAACCCCTGAACAGGCTCCCGAATGGGCGCGGGCAGGCGGTGGCGCAGTGAGAATTATCTGGGGTATCCGTTATAGCTACCCCAACAACGCGGATGTTAGCCAATGAAATATTTGAAGCTATCAATACCATCTGGCATTAAGTGGCAAGGCACAGCCTTGCAATGCTCTGATCGTTGGCATGATGGCTCTTTGATGCGTTGGGACCAGGGCAGTATGTTGCCTATTGGTGGGTGGGTTAATTACCTGACGCCAGGTTATAGCCCCGTTTACATTCCAGACAGCATGGTGGTGCGGAATGCTCACTCCTGGTTCTTGAATCAGCAGGACGGATCCAGCGCGGCGGGGCGTTACATGGCCGCGGCTACACCGTTAAATCTTTATGTGATGGATTCTGCCGGATCTATTACTAATTTGACCGATGGCATGGATTTGCAAGGCAGTGAAACGCCGTTTGCGAATAAGGGTTATGGCGGCGGAAAGTATGGCGCCGAGGCTTATGGCACCCCTCGCCAGGTTGACGGCATACAGCCCACAGCGGACATCCCCGCGACAACGTGGAGCCTGGACAATTACGGCGAATGGCTATTAGGTGTCTCTACTACTGACAGAAACATCTACCGCTGGAAGCCCAGCGAGGATGATTTCGGGGAGTTAGAAAATTCACCTAAATGCCTGTCCCTGGTGGCCACAGAAGAGCGTTTTATCTTTGCCCTGGCGGCAGAGCAGAGCGGGACAATAAACGTCCGGAGAGTCGCCTGGTGCGACCGTGAAGACCCTGAAACCTGGGTTGCCAGCAGTACAAACGAAGCTGGCGGCTTTGAGCTCCAAACAGACGGCGCTATCAAGTGCGGCATTAGGGTCAGGGGTCGAACGCTTATATTAACGACCACAGACGCGCACGTAGCGACATACGCGGGTCCGCCCCTGGTTTATGGATTTCAACAGGTAGGTAAAAACTGCGGTGTGGTATCGGATCGGGCTGTTGCGGCAACTGGCGCCGGCGCGTTTTGGATGGGTCGCGACGGCTTTTATCAATATGACGGCTCATCTGTGCGAGAGCTACCTTGTGAGGTTCTGGATCGCGTTTTCCGCTTCCTGGATAACACTTATTGGCACAACGTTTACGCGGTTGCCAATGCCAAGTTTAACGAGATCGTCTGGTTCTATACCGGAGCAGGCCAGGATGGTCTGGAGGAAGAGGTGGACGGCAAAAAGGTCATCCGCAAGGTTAACAGCAGATATGTCGCTTATGACTACGCTCAAAATCACTGGTCGTTTGGCGAAATAGACCGTCACGCGGGCATTGATAGCGGTGTATTCAGAGATCCCATCTGGATTGACAGCCGCAACCAGGTTTTCCGTCATGAGATAGAAAACGCCCCGCATGGTGGTCAAAAGCCCTGGGCGGAAACCGGTCCAATAGATTTGGGCTCCGGCGATCAGGTTATTCAGGCAACACAGCTACTATCGGACGCATTCCCAAGCGAGAAAATCAACGCGACGTTTAAGTGCCGATTTGCTCCCCAGGGGCCGGAAACAGTACACGGGCCTTATGTTGTTAAGCCTCAAACGGATGTCCGCTTTACGGGTCGCCAGATCCGAATGCGAATTGAGACTTACGCGCCCGATCCGCCTGTTTATTTGACCTGGCACAACCAGGACGGAACCTGGAATCAAAACAAACAGGATTGGGATAGTCAGGTGGTTAAGGCGGCGAGCACTGTTTGGGCGCCCTGGACAAATTCCTTTGCTGTTTGGGATGACTTTATAGGGAATGAAGCCTGGGAAGATATTGAAGTCGAGCCGCCAGAGCCGCCGGAAGAGCCGGAGCCACCAGCAGAAGGCAACCCGAATTTGCCTAGTTATGGCGATGATTTGGCCGGCACAAACGATGTGCGGATTGGCGATATGCGTCTGTTAATCACTGCGGGTGGATTGCGATGACCAGCGATAGAAAAGAATTTATTAGCGATAGCCCAGAGTCACCGCCGCCTTACTCCGGTGACACAAAGCTATGGGCGGAAGATTTGGATAATTATTTGCGTCGGCGTTTTCAGATGCTTGATGAAAAGATTAAGAATCTGGAAGCCGCCGCGGCGATAAGGTTGAACAGTGGAAGCAATTGACCTTCACAAAGAGGTGTTGAGGGTGCGTCCGTTCCTGGAGCCGGCGCTGGCCTACGGTGGCAACACCCATGATTACGTTCATATTGTTCAGGGCGTGATTAAAGGTGACTTGTTACTTTGGCCAACTGAGAATTCGGCGCTTGTTACCGAATTTCACAACTTCCCGAATAAGCGGATGTTGCACATATTTTTAGCGGGCGGCGACCTGTCAGAAATTAAACAATTGCACGATGACATAGTAAGATTCGCTAAAGAGGTTGGCTGTGCGGGTCTTTCGCTAACAGGCCGTCCAGGATGGATAAAAGCGTTATCTGACCTGGGCTTTGGCGACAAAGGATTACGATACGTAACAAAGGAGTTTGACCAATGAGCGGCGGAAAGGGCGGCGAGACAACAACCGAAATCCCACCAGAGTTTAAAGAGAGAATTTTAGGGGCTTATGACCGTGGCGAGAAACTGGCCACTACAGCGCCGCTGACTTACACGGGCATTACCCAGGCGGCGCCGAGTGAGGCAACCCAATCATCCTGGAATCAGACAAATGACATGGCCAACCTTTTAGGGCTGGGCATGGCGTCTGGCAAGCCTACCGACGGATTGCCTGGAGAACAAAGGTTGCGTGACCAGCAGGGCATCAAGGGCTATGACGCCCATTGGGGTCATGTTGGCGAGGTCCAGAGACAAAATAAGCTCTATCCCGAAAAGGTTGCGGCACTGAATAGCCTGATTCCTGGTTTGCTAGACATGCCGAGTAATCATTCATCCGCGCAAACGGGCGGGACAAATACCGGTGTCACCCCTCAATATAATTACGATCAAATTATGGAGATCGTTCGCCGTGGGGGGATCAACGTATGATTGCTTATAACAGTGGGTATCAGCCTTCTGGCGGCAAAGGCGGCGCAAGTGCGCAACAGCCCCAGGTTTACAACACTGCCCCAGGGGTGACCGGCGGCGGCACCCCAGGTAAGGGTGGTTTAGGCAACAACCCTGGCATGACCCCGACTAGCGACGCTATAGGGTCAACTTTGCCGCCTACCGCTCAACCGGCTGTTTTACAGGAGGCGCCGACCGCCAACACAATGGGGCCGAATGCGTTTGAGACGGGTCTTAATGCGCAGAACAACTCAATGGATTGGATGCGTAACGCCATGAATTATCAGGCGCCCCAGCTTGGCGGGAATTACGGCGCCCAGGGTGGCGGCTACCAGGCCCAAATGGCTAACGCCCCAGGGCAGGATTTGTACAGCTATGATCCCTCCCTGGCAACAGGCCAATCGTATAACGCGGCGCAATTGTCCGACCAGGACATAAACCAGTACATGAACCCCTATACCCAGAATGTCATCGATTCCACGATGGGCGATTTGGATATGGCTCGCCAAAACGCTTTGAACAATACGGGCGTTGCGGCTACCAGGGGCGGCGCATTTGGTGGCGACCGTCACGGGATCATGGAAGCCCAGAACAACAACGATTATATGCAGAATGTCGCCAGGACCAGCGCTCAATTGCGCAACCAGGGCTTCCAGAACGCCCAGAGAGCGGCGATGGGTGATGTGGCGGCACAGAACCAGGCACTGAGCTCAAATGCTCAGATGGCGCAACAGGCGGGTCTGACAAATGCCGCGGCTCAGAATGCTCGCGATCAATTCATGGCTCAGACGGCCAACTCAAATTACATGACTACTGAGATGGCCAACGCCGCCGCGCAAAATGCGGCTGGTGCCGTTAACGCCCAGCTTAACCAGGCTAATAACCAGTTTAACGCTGGTCAAAATATGCGCCAGGATCAGTTTAACGCTAACCAAATGAATCAGGCGTTTAACAACCAGATGTCAGCGGCTCAAGGGCTTTACGGCATGGGTCAAGACCGCTGGAACATGGGCCAGAATGCGCTAAATCAGATGAGTGATGTTGGCGGTCAGATTGATGATCTCAATCAGAACCTAATCAACCAACAGATCCAGATGTTCATGAATCAGCAGGGCGCGCCACAAGCTCAGTTCCAGAACATGCTGGGGCCGCTGTCAGCGCTCTCTGGTGGCGGTACACAGTCTTATAACCCTGGGAAGATGGATTATCTAGGTGCTGGGGCGGGGCTGGCCGCAACCGCTGGCGGGTTGGGCTGGACGCCATTTTCCGACATTAGACTGAAGGATAAAGTAAAGAAAGTGGCCACGATCAACAAAATCAATCTGTATACATGGGAATGGAATGAGACGGGCAAAAAGGTTGCAGGCGATCAAAGGCCATTTGGCGTTTTGGCTCAGGAAGTTCAGAAGACTAGACCTGATGCGATTGTTGAGAATGCAGACGGCTGGCTGATGGTTGATTACGCCAAGCTTCCTGAAGTGGCCAAAACAGTAATGATGAGGGCATAAAGATGGGCCTGATGGAAATAATTCAGCAGTTAATGGACCCCAATCAGGGCAAGACGCCCCCAGGGGCAACTCCACCGTACATGCCGACTAACGCGGGCGCTCAAACGCCTACACCCGCTCCGGCGGGCGACCTTGGCGCAATGCCGCCCATGCGGCCAGGCATTGTAAGGCCACAGGGCAACGTCCAGCCCAACATGGGGCCACCAGGACAGCCAGCAGGGCCAATTGAGCAGGCCGGCCCCCCAAAGCATTTGTTGGGCGATTTGGGCGTTGGTCCTGATGCCCAGCCAGGGCCACCCAGGGATAACGCGGCAGAGAATGGCGTGACAGGAATGCTGGTCAATCAGGTTGGTGTTCCTGACAGAGAGAAGGCTGAAACGTGGGCTAGCGTTCCCTGGTACAAAGACAGCGACAAAATGAGCACGATGTTTGCGGCGCTCAGCAATGGCCTTGGCAACATGACCCTGCGCGGTAATCGCGGCATGAGAGATATGAACAACATGCTGATGAAAACCGGCATGGAAAAGATTGAAGAAAATAAGACGATGAAATATCTGGCTGAGAATAATCCAGAGATGTTTCGCGTTATGACCAAAATCCCGCCAGGTCAGCGCGGCGATTATATGAAGCTCGCTATGGAATCCAAATTCCGTAAAGCAACCGGCGCCGATGATAC